TATAGGAGTCTTTACCGGATCAAAACCTGATAACCCATTCAATCCAAGATTTATCTTGACCTATCAGGGGATGTTCCTGTTAAGTGGCACACGGTAGCCTTACATTGTCTGCAAAGACTTGGAGGTACGTGAGATAAATCTTTCAGGTTTAACTTCACGCATACCAGTGATTCTTCTTCCTGTCTGATTTCAGATAGAAGGGGATCACGCCGTGCAATCACGATAGCGGGCTCTTGTTTGACCTCCTCACAACGAGTTGGTTCAGATAATCCTGACTGTGAACGATTGTCAAAGTCCACACCCGGCTCCTTTCCGAGGAGTCGGAACACAACTCTCTCCAGTAAGTTCGAATCATCGAACTCATCCTCCAGACTCATGTCTGGATGTAGGTTGTTTAACATCAACCTTAGGAGGGAACTCAAGCGGGTGGAATCTAATTTCGGAGCCATTTCGGCTCTTCTCTCATCTTTACTGATGAGGGGTGAAAGGTCTGGATTTCTCCAGGCGCGAGACCTTTGGAACTGACTGGCCAGTTTGGCCCAGGAAGGACCATACTTACTCATATCAGACCCCACTGTATTCATGAGGTTGATAGGTGCGTGTATACGCCCTTTGACACCATGCTTATACGGTCTGAAAACGGCAACAGACTTATTGGTTTTTAAACCAATAAATCCGGCGAACTCAGCTACTCTCGAAGATGAAATACTCTTCGAGGCAGAGATTTCAACGCCCAGGTCTACCATTACTCTTTCATAAAGAACTGAAAGTGCATGGTCTCTGATTAAAACATCGTCTCCAAGTACCAAGTATGGTTTGGAGTCACGAGTGAAAGCCTTAACCTCCCGAGACATTATATCCAATAATGCAAGATGGGTTAAGTGGAACAACGGGAATGACCCGTATAGCCCCATGGGCTGTCCAGCGGTGTATCCCCACATTGGTTCTTCCGAACCATTCACTTTTACTCTCCATCCATCAGAGAGCCGGCGAATTCCTTCAGCATGCTCATTAAAGCCCAAGGACTCTAATAATTGGGTTTGAAGTGCCAGAGGGAACCTGTCCGTAGCACTACTCAGATCAAAACAATATAGCTTCTTGTTAGAAACTAGGGATTCACTTACATAGTAAGCGCCTTGGTTTTGATCATGCATAGCTGACCCAGGTAGATCTCGGATAAGATCATCCAGGTAAATGTGAAGAGGCTCATAAATGAGCTGTATCCACGCGTTGGGAACTGCCACTACTCTACACTTCGCGCCATTCTCTTGAATGAAGGCGATGTGACCTGATGCATCTGCATCTGCCCCAGATTCTATAAGAATCTGGCGAAACTCATCAAGCTCCCAATCAAGGAGCTCAGTGAGAGGTTCGGGTATGTAGCACGACGTTAAAAGGGAAGCAACAAAGAGACCATAAGGTCTTTCTCGCGTTTCCTTACCTCCAGATCGCATCCTATGACAGGACGTGAAAGCTTTCAGCCGTCTTAGATCCACATTTTTAAGTGTGTGATTGTGAGAGGGTAGTTTTGCCGAGACCCACTTATCTATAAGCCGTAATAGTTTACCCATTACGACCTCACCAGCGGTGGAAACTCCGTTGATGGCTTTTTGGGCTTTAGATAATTGAGATCGTGTTACCTCTTCCAACGTTAGAGCCGTATAGACTCTCAGCACTGCTGACACTCGCCTCAAAACGAGTGGACGTTGGGCTAGTAGGAACATCTCTACTGGTCGTTTAAAAGGACCTCTCGGAAGAAGGGTCCCTTTATAATACGCAATAGAGTTCGACTGATAGATGGATTTAGTAACTGAGCGGTTACCTGCCCTAAGCTGCTTAGCAGCAGCCCAGTAGGCTTTTAACCGTGAAACAGTCCACTCAGTACCGGATTGGTTTAACCAGAGGTTAATCTGATTGATAAGGTGTTGGGCATACCGCCCAAGCACCACTCGGATTACAAGTTCTGAACCGTAGGGTAAGCGTTTCGCTTTTGGATTATTCATCCAATCACTCCTCTCATGGATTTGTGAGACCGGTACTAGTTCATAAACTGGTATCGGGAACTCAGGG